TCACTCGTCCGGGCTTGGTTTGGCGATGAAGTCTTTCGGGATGTACGGGACCTGGGTCACTTTGCCGTCCTTGGTCACGAAGGAAACGGTCTTCGCGCCGCCGAAAGCCGTGGCGTGGGAGTAGACCCACATTTGCCCATCCTCTTTCGAGGTTACCATGTATGGGTTGCCCATGATCTCGTAGAGCTGGTCCTCGGTCATGCCGACCTTGACCTGGCTGGCCTGGCCAAAGGTAAACGGAGTGCCTGCGCACCCGGCGATCGTCACAATGGCCAAGGCGATAAGAAGTTGGTGGATCCGACGAGCCATGGGGCGACCTCCTTGTGAAAGAGGCGCCATATTACCATTGCCCCTGGCCGGCGGATCTACAGAAAGATCGACTTCGGCATTTTCCCGTCGACGACGGTGCCCACTATCTCCCAGGCGTCGTCAACCGCTCTTGTCGGGTAGGAGCCGTTGAGCGGCTTCAGGTAGAGTTCTCCCGCGTCGCGCACCAACTGCTTGAAGGTGGCTTCGTTGGTGCTGATCATCCTGGCGACCACGAACTGTCCAGGCCGCGGCTCGATGTCAGGAGCTATCAGGATCAGGAAGCCCTCAGGGAATGAGGGGCTGCCAGACGCAACAGTCATTGAATCGCCCATCACCCTGAGCCAGAACGCATCCTCTCCCGCCCATACGTCCGAGGTGTGCTGAGGGCATAGTGCGACGTTACCCATCTCTACCGCCTCCCTTGCGGTGCCTGCCTGTACCCAGCTGATCTCTGGGTAGGAAAAGGACCTGGTTGGCTGCAGGGCGGCCTCCACATTTGAGCCCTCCGCCAGACCCGCAGATTTACGCACCGGCCCACGACCCGTGGCCAGCCACTTGGGCGCAACCCCCAGAAAGTCGGCAGCAAGTAGCAGGTTCTGACCCTCGATGGTCTTGGTTTTGCCTGAAAGCCAGTCGTTTACGGATGGCGGCTTGATGCCGCACGCCCGCGCCAAAGCGGCCTGCGAGATTTTCGGAGGCCCGGCCATGATCTGCCGAAGTCGTTCTTGAAGTGTGCTCATTAGGGGAGCCTAACAGCTGCCATCTAAGGTATTCCTATTGACCTGCATAAAAGGTATGCCTAATATCTCTACCTAAGATTCCAGCCGGAGATATCAGGCATGAACCCCAGCGCAATTATCGAAGCTCTGGGCGGGACATTTCGCGTAGCCGAGCTGTGCGAGGTACGCCCGCCATCGGTGAGCGATTGGAAAAAGCACGGCATTCCTCGTGCCCGAATGATGTTCCTGCGCGTAGCCCGCCCGGACGTCTTCAAGGCCCTGGAGGAAGAAGCCCAGGACGATGCTTCCCAGCCCAGCGCTAGCGCCAAGAAAACCGCTGCTTAACCACTTTCAACCACAAAGGAACCAACCGTGTCGTACTTCGACCCCGACCACCTGCACAACAAGCCCACCAAGGTTCGCTTGGATGAGGCTGCCGACGATCTGCTCTCGGCCATGGCTCGATTCAAGCGCACCCAAAAGGCTGTGCTCGCCAGGGAGATTCTGGAGCGCGGTCTCGACCAGATGATGCAAGAGCTTAACGCGAACACTGACGTGGCCTGAAGTGGCCGAGGAGGCCCTGTGCCAGAAAGCAAAGAGCTGGAGATCCAGCTCGACGGGAAGGGCAATTCGGATCTGGCGTATCTCGCCAGGCAGAAGGGCTTAACCCCTGAGCAACTGGCGGCACGAATCATCAATGAGGCTCTCGACCGAATGACGAGAACAGAGCCTGGCCGAAGCAACGTTCGGTCGTTTCGCAAGGGCTTATAAGCCCCTGAGGGACTCATGAGGAACTGTCGTTGAAAGCAACACCACCCAAAACGCAGGCGCAAAAAAACCGGGTGGCCGCCCGGTTTCTTGTACTGCATTCGTAACACGTGTGCGAGGCAATCATATATGCACCAGACCATCCAAAGCAATACCGTGGCCCTCGCGCCACAAAATGCGAACCACGATTTCGTGGCGCGCACGATGTCGTCGCGCGAGATCGCCAGCTTGACTGGCAAGCGTCACGCCAACGTCAAGCGCGACATTGTGGCCATGCTGGCCGAACTGAAAGCAGATGTACTCAGTTTTGAGCACATCTACTTGGACGGGCAGAACCGCGAGCAGGTCGAGTATCTGCTTGATCGCGAGCACACCGACTGCCTCCTGACCGGCTACAGCGCTGGACTGCGCATGAAGGTAATCCGCCGCTGGCGTGAGCTGGAAGGCCAGTCCGAGGCACGCCAGGCAGTCATGGCCAACGGCACCAAGGTGATTGGCGAGATCGCCATCATGGAGTGCTTCACGCGCCTGCTGAAGCCCGCTGCGTCCTGCCAGGTGCAGATGCTCGCCAAGATCGCCGAGAGCAACGGGCTCGACCCGAAGTTCCTGCCCAGCTATGCGGTGGATGCGCCGGCTGACGCAGCTGGCGGAAGTTCGTTGCCGACCAAGGCGCTGACCGCGCTGCTCAAGGACAACGGCATCCGTATGTCTCCAGCTTCGTTCAACAAGGCTCTGCAGCGGGCCGGCGTGCTAAAGGTCATGCAGCGCAAAAACTCCAAACAGGAGATGGTCGACTTCTGGTCGATCACCGAAAAGGGGCTGCGCTTCGGCAAGAACCTCACCAGCCCCCAATGCCCGCGCGAAACGCAGCCTCACTGGTACGTGGATCGCTTCCCTGAACTGGTTGAACTGGCAGGGAAGGGTCGCCCATGAAAGTCGTGACTCTTGTTGTTGAAGCCCCTGTCGAGCCGATTCACCTGGGCATGCAGCTGGCGGGCGGGCGCGTCACCGCTGCCGGGATCGGTGACTACTCGCTGTATTGCGAGCTCATGGAGGCCGCCAAGGATCTCGTGCTGCTGATCGAGGACGGAGCACTCCCACGGGACGCGGCTCTCGAAGCTGCAGCTCAGAGGGCGCGCGACCTTATCACCGCGCTAGACGATGCCGGGGACGGCCTGCACACCCACGACAAGGCCGTGCGGGGTGCAGCATGAGCGATTTCGTCACCCAAAAGAGCGTCAAGGCCAGGAAGCAGCACGACTGCAGCGAGTGCAAGGGATTCATCCCTACTGGCGAGCGCTACATGCTCATTTCCGGCGCCTCTGAAGGCCAGGGTTTCAGCTTCAAGCGTTGCGGCGCATGCCATCACGCTTTCGTCTGGCTCGACATGACCTTGAGGCTTGGTCCTTACGGCATGCCGCCAGACGAGGGTATCGAGTTCGGCGCCCTGCGCGCTGAGCTTGCCGAGTACGCCTGCGAGTCTCGATTCACTGACCCCGAGCCCCTCAAGCACCTTCACGGCATGGCCGAGCGCTACACCGCCGCACAGAACACCAAGGAGGCCCAATGATGGCTCGCATCCGTACTGTCAAACCCGAGTTCTGGTCGAGCGAGCAGGTCATGTCCTGCAGCCCGCTGGCGCGCCTGCTGTTCATCGGTATCTGGAACTTCTGCGACGACGGCGGCAATCATCCGCTGGCCCCACGCACCATCAAAGCCCTGGTCTTCCCTGGTGACGACATCACCACCGATCAGGTGAGCGCTCTGCTGGGCGAGCTGGAGGGCGCCGAGCTGACCATGAGCTACTGGGTCGCGGGCAAAAACTACCTGCACGTCTGCGGCTGGAAGCACCAGAAGATCGAGAAAAAGAACTTCAAGTACCCAGCACCGCCGGCAGAAATCGACGATGAGTCGGAGAGTGGTCGTCGACAATTCGCCGAGGAGTCGCCGACTGGTCGTCGACCGGTTGACCCCGGAAGGGAAGGGAATGGAAGGGAAGAACACAACACACAACGCGCGGGCGAGGAATCCGGCGCTGACCCAAAGCTGCCGACCGAGATGGACCTTGAGTGGAAGCCTGACGACAAGCTGCTGAAGGCCTACGCCAAGCGCATGGGCATCCCTGTCGACCTGTTCACCGAAGAAGCCACCGCCGCGTTCGTCTGCCACTACTCGGCATCTGGCCGCTGCGAGACGCAAGCCTCGTGGGTGAGCCTGCTGGTCAAGTGGGTGAAGCGCGACATGGCTACCGCGAGCAATGTTCGCCCGTTCCCAGTGAAGCGCCAGGCCAATGGACCGGACTTCAACGACACCAGCTGGGCTGACGACCTGGGGGGCTTATGACCGCACAACCAAAACTGCGCAGCGTGACGCAGATCATGGCCACCAGCCGCAACCTGCCTGCCGAGGCGCAGGCCCCGGCCAAGCAGCTGGACCCAGGCACCACCGAAGTGGTAAACGCCCTGTTCAAGGAGCTGCAGGCCATCTTCCCAGCGTGGAAGCAGGCCTGGCCGGATGACGAGGCGCTGAAGGCTGCCAAGCGCAGCTGGATCAAGTCCTTCGTCGCCGCGGGCATCAACACCCTGGAGCAGATCCGCTTCGGCATCCAGAAATGCCGGGTGCTGGGTACCGACTTCGCCCCGAGCAGCGGCAAGTTCATCAAGCTGTGCCAGCCGACGCCAGAAGAGATGGGCATTCCGCCGCTTGCGAGGGCCCTGGCAGAGGCGCTGGAGAACTTCCACCCCAGCAGGGCAGGTGCACGCCACTGGACGCATACAGCGGTGCGCCACGCGGCCCTGCAGTGCGAGGCGCAGAACCTGGGATCGATGGAGGTCGAGCGAGCCGAGAAGGTGTTCGCCCGGGCCTACGACATCACCATCCGCATGCTGGTGGCCGGCGAGCCACTGGGCGATATCGCCACCGGCATCGGCCACGACAGCCAGAAGGGCGCTGCGCAGCTGGCCGACGAGTACGCCGCGCAACGCCAGGCGCGCCTGCTCGAAGTACAGCAGGTTCCCACTGGCGCCGCCGCGTGCCGTGCACACCTGCTGGCCAAGTTGAACATCAAGCGCGCCGGGCAGCCGGCCGGGGAGGGGGTGTGATGGACACCAACAAGATGCGCGACAGCGTGCGCGAGCAGTTCGAGAAGTTTGCGCTCAGCTCTGAGGGTGGGCTGTTCCCCGGTCATCTGGCCAAGGGCGAGGATGGCGAGTACCTGAACTATGCGGCGCAGTGCTACTGGCTGTTTTGGCAGGCATCCCGCGAGGCCGTGGTGGTGGAGTTGCCACCCAAGTGGAGCGACGAAGCCAATTCCAACAAGCAGGCTTGGGATTGCGGAATCGAAGACGCCCGCATGGCCATCAAGGCCCAGGGTCTGAAGGTGGCGCCATGAGAAACATAAAGACCCGCCAGGGCTTCGAGTTCTGGGACAAGCTGAACGCCATCCCGCGCTTCAGCTTCCTGCTGGCCCCGTCCGGCTCCCGCATCCAGAAGTTCGAGGATGTGAGCGGCAACTGGATTGACGTTCACGAGGCGCAGAAGGTGATGGACGCCGCCCAGGACGAGATCAACGAGCTGCGCGAGCGGCTGGAACGGCTTCAGCCGAAGGCGGTGGCGTCATGACTGAGTTCGCCATCCGCAGCAGCCAGGACCTCAACCGCCTGTACGGCGCCCTGCACGCCATCGATCTGACCAAGCCCAAGGTGGTGGTCATCAAGGACGAGAAACGCCCGGACGTATGCAACCGGAAGATGTGGGCCATGCTCCGCGACGTCTCCCAGCAGGTGGAGTGGTACGGCCGCAAGCTCACCGACGAGGACTGGAAGCACATCTTCAGTGCGGCGGTGCAGAAGCAGGACGCGGTGCCGGGAATCGACGGTGGCTTCGTCGTCCTGGGCGTATCGACCCGCAAGCAGTCGCAGAAGTGGTTCAGCGACCTGTTCGAGGTGATGCACGCCTTCGGCGCTGAGCATGGCGTGCGTTGGACTGAGCCGGATCGGTGGGGAGGGCAGTACTGATGCTTGCCAAGGAAATCAAACCGAAGAAGTGCAAGGCCCCAGGCTGTGGCCAGCGCTTCAAACCGACCATGACAACGCAGAAGGTTTGCAGCCATGCCTGCGCCCTGGCCATGGCCAAAGACCCGAAGCTGCAGAAGATCGCGGCCAAGGCCATCACCAAGCAGGCACGCCAAGAGCTCCAGGAGCGCCGGGAGAAGCTGAAGACGAAAGGTGACCACCTGCGGGAGGCTCAACAGGCGTTCAACGCGTACGTCCGCGAGCGAGACCGCCTGGCGGGGTATCGCTGCATTTCCAGCGGCCGTCCGCTCGACTGGAATGGCAATGCGGTGGATGCCGGCCACTACCGCAGCACCGGCGCCGCGCCGCACCTCCGCTTCGACGAGAACAATTGCCACGCCCAAAGTAAGCACGACAACCGATACCTGTCCGGGAACGTGGCGGACTACCGGATCGGACTCATCAAGCGCATCGGCCTGGAAGCTGTAGAGACCCTGGAAAGGGACCAATCAGCTCGCCGCTACACCATCGAAGACCTGCAGGCCATCAAGGCCCTGTACAGGCAGAAGCTCAAAGACCTGAGGAGGACTGCAGCATGACACCAGCATGGGGATTCCTGATTTTGGCCACCCTCATGGTGGTGGGTGGTGTGTCGCTGTCCTGGGCTGGGGCAGTGCGCCGCAAGCGGTACTACGAAGAATTCATTTTGAGCAAGGCCAAGCGGGCAGGGGGTAAGCAATGAGCTATCAGAACGTGATTTCCGCAGTCGTTCGAGCCCTGGCGGCCGAGACGATCAACAGCGCTGGCGGGTGCGACTTCGAGCCCAAGGTTCAAGCGGCCAAGCAGAAGGGCGAGATCGTTGGCAAGGAGGCTGCATTCCTGACTGACTGTTGGGTGTTCGGCCGGCTGCACAAGTCACTGTCGCCCGAGCACTGGCGCGTGCTGGTGGCGAAGTACTCTACCCATGAGGATCGAAAGCACAATGCGATCCTTGAGCTGATGAAGTCGATCAGGTCCCCGGCCCCGCAACGCTTCCGTGAGTGCGCCATTTTGACTTGGGCAATCCCTCAGGTAGGAGGGAAGCATGAGTCGGACGCTATCGAGATGGTGAGCAGGGAGGCCGAAGCTATCGCCAAGAACAAGGCCCTTGTGGATTCGTTCAACGAGAAAGGGTTGAGCGGCATGAGCGATGCGGTGGATCGAAAGCAGACGCTCAAGAGGTCCGCAGCTGTGCTGCCGGCTGCCTGGTACAACATCGACAACTGGGACAATGACGGCAAGCCAGAGTCGACTCGGTACCGTTGGCGCTCGTCCATCCGAAAGACGCTGGACAACCAGGTCAACGAGGCTCTCACTGCCGCTCAGGAGCTTCTCGATGCAGAGGGGTTGATAGAAAGTTGCGCGGCGTAGCAAATAGCCATTGCAATGAGTGAGAAAGTGAGAGAATATTTGCCCATCCTGTCGATCTTGCGCGTTACGGATTGACACACAGAACCCGGCCATTGCGCCGGGTTTTTTATTGCCCGAAATAGGGCCTCAAGAGGCCCTGAATTCCCAAGGACAACCAATGGCCGAACCAGCAAGCACGACTGCCGGCGTCCTGCTGGTGAAGTACGGCGTGATCATTGGCGGCTTCGCAGGAGCGATCCTCTCGCTGACCTTCCTGCGGGGGCTCACCCGGGGCCAGGCGGTCGCCGCCTTCTTCACCGGCTTCGCTTCGGCAGTCTTCTGCACCCCGCTCGCCATCAGCTACTTCAGCCTTGGCAAAAGCGGAGAAACCCAATACGGCGTGGCCTTTCTGATAGGCCTTCTGGCAATGAACATCATCCCGGTGCTGAAGTCGCTCGTGGGTCAGTTCGGAGCCAAGGGAGCTACCTGATGAGCTCGACCCTGATTTCAGTCCTGATCGGCGCCAATGCCTTCCTGAGCGTGCTGGTGGTGATCGCCGCGTGCGACTACCTGCGGCGGATCAGGCCAATGGATGCGCCACTGCTGGCCGTCGCGTTCTACCTGGTGGCCATCGGCGCGTTCGGCGCGTTCGTCCTGGCCATGAACGGCCATGTACCCACCCTGTACGGTGTGATCCTCAAGCTGGGGATCGTCCTGTATGCGGTCGCCCGGCGCGGTCACGTGTTCCAGCCCGGGTAGGGCACCACAAATTCGCTATGCGCCGTTTCGTGGCGCGACAACCTGAGGATCACCCATGGACAACCAGCACAAGAAGATCACCGGCTACCGCGACCTCACCCAGAGCGAGATCGACGGCATGAACTCGATCAAGGCCCTGGAGGCCGATGCTGGCGAGCTGTTCAAGCAGATCGGCCAGATCGAAGGCGTGGACCAGCGCACCTTGGCCCTGGCCAAGACCAACCTGCAGCAGGGTTTCATGTGGTTTGTGCGCTCGATCGCCAAGCCGGCCGATCCGTTCAGCTGAGGGCGGGCAGATGGCGCCAGTAACTGCACGCATCGTTTGCCGCCATAGCTGGTGGCTCAGGTTCTACCTGGCTGGCGTGCTCGCCATTGCTCAGATGACCGGTCGCGAACCATGCCTGGAGCGCTTGAGCTACTGGGTAGGGCGCGGCATCAAGATCGAGGTTCATCCTGAATGACCACCATCGCCTACAAGGATGGCGTGATCGCATACGACTCTCGCCAGACCCGCAGTGGCTCTATCGTTTCCGATGACTGTCAAAAGCTCACCGTCGTGGATGGCGTCAGCTTCTTCCTGTCCGGTGCCGTGTGCGACGAGAAGGCCCTGATTGCGGCTTACTTCGGCACGCCATCGCCGGTACCTGTCGAGTGCTCGGGCTACGTGGTGGATGGCGGCAGGCTGCAGATGGTCGGCCATGACGACAAGACTGGCGTATGGCGGCAGGACCTAGATCCGGCCAATCCCGATGCCATCGGAAGCGGCTCGGCCTATGCCCTGGCAGCGATGGACATGGGCGCAAGTGCCGAAGAGGCGGTCCGTGCCGCGATGAAGCGGGATATCTACACCGGCGGCAAGGTTCGTACAGTTCGGATCGCCCGCGACCAGTAAGGATTCGACATGAGCATCAAGCAACCCGACTGGGAGGCGATCGAACGAGCCTACCGGGCCGGGTCGCTTTCGGTTAGAGCAATAGCCGAGAACAACGGCGTCACTGAGGGCGCAGTACGCAAGCGAGCCAAGAAGGAAGGCTGGACGCGCGACCTTGCCAGTCAGGTCAAGACAGCGGCTCGCGACAAGCTGGTACGCAGCACGGTACGCACTCCCAGTACGCAGGCGCGTACCGATGCGGAAATCATCGAGGAGGCGTCTGACCAGGCAGCCTCCGTGGTTCTGGCTCACCGCACCGGCCTGGCCAATTGGCGCGCCATAGCCGACAAGCTGTCAGTGGCCCTGGCTGAGATTGACGTGGACGAGGACAACCTGGGCGACTTCTCCCGCGCGCTGAACGCAGGCGTTGATGCCCAGCTGAAGGTGATCAAGGGCGAGCGCCAGGCGTATGGCCTGGACAGTGAGGAAGGAAACAAGACGGTTGACGAGCTCGCCGCCATGATGGACGAACTATCGAAGGATGCCTGACCATGAAGCCCGAGCACATGAAACTGCTCCGGGATCGGTTCTGGCGGCTGAACAACCTGTATTTCATCACGGACAAGCAGGGCAAGAAGGTCCGCTTCCGGATGACGCAGGAACAGATCGACTACTTCCAGGGGATGCACACCCGCAACATCATCCTCAAGGCCCGGCAGCTGGGCTTCACCACTCTGGTTTGTATCGTCCAGTTGGATGCCGCGCTGTTCGAGGCCGCCAAGTGCGCCCTGATCGCCCACACCCTGAACGACGCCAAGCGGCTGTTCCGGGAGAAGATCAAGTACGCCTACGACCACCTGCCGAAAGAGATCAGGGCGGCCAACCCGGCGCGCAACGACGCTGCGGGCGAACTGGTGTTCAGCAAGGGCGGGTCGTTGTACGTATCGACCTCCTTCCGGGGCGGCACGCTGCGCTACCTGCATGTTTCTGAGTTCGGGAAGATCTGCGCCAAGTTTCCTCACAAAGCCCGAGAGATCGTCACCGGCGCCTTTGAGGCTGTCGCCGCAGAGTGCTTCGTCACGATTGAGTCGACGGCGGAGGGGCGGGCGGGCTACTTCTTCGATTACTCGCAGAGCGCTGAGAAGCAGCAGCTGGCCGGCGTTCCGCTGGGTTTGCTGGACTGGAAGTTCTTCTTCTTCAGCTGGTGGCGGAATCCGCTGTACTCGCTGGACCCTACCGACGTCACGATCCCGGACCGGCTGACAAAGTATTTCGACGACCTGGCCGCCAAACACGGCTTCGTCACCAATCCAGGCCAGCGAGCCTGGTACGCCGCCAAGGAGAAGACCCTCGGCGACGACATGAAGCGCGAGTACCCGTCGATTCCTGCCGAGGCATTCCAGCAGACGATCGAGGGCGCCTACTACGCCAAGCAGTTCACCAAGCTCTACGCCGCCCAGCGCATCGGCAAGCTGCCCGACAACAGCCACCTTCCGGTGCACACGTTCTGGGACATCGGTGTGGGCGACTCCACGGCCATCTGGTTCGTCCGGATCGTCGGTGAAGAATTCCACGTCATCGACTTCTACCAGAACAGCGGCGAAGGCCTGCGGCACTACATGAAGGTGCTGAAGGATCGCGGATACACCTACGGCGAGCACTGGGGCCCCCACGACATCGATAACCGGGAATTTGGTAGCGACGGCAAGACTCGGCGCGAAATCGCGCGAGAGGGCTACGAGATCGACGGACAGCGCTATTCGCTCACCTTCCAGGTGGTGCCAAAGCTGAGCATCGACGAAGGCATCGAGCAGGCGCGGGAGATTCTGCCTCGCTGCGCCTTCGATGAGGCCAAGTGCGAGGAGGGCATCACCGCCTTGGAGAGCTACCGCAAGGAATGGGACGACAAGCGCGGGTGCTGGAAAGACAAGCCGCTCCATGACTGGTCATCCCACCCGGCCGACGCCTTCCGCTACTTCGCCGTAGCCAAAACCAAGCGCTCCAGGGTTGAGCACATACCCGTCACGTTCACATTCTGAGGCCACCATGCCGAATTACAGCGCTACCCGGCAGGAGTACAACGACGCTCTGCCGAGCTGGCGCCTGGTCAAGCGATGCGTGGCCGGCGCCCGAGAGGTGCGAAAGCACGACGAATATCTGCCAATGCCGGACCCGACGAACCAGTCGGCGGAAAACCTCGAGCGGTACCGCCAACTGAAGAAGCGGGCCATGTTCCTCAACGTGACCGGGCGCACGCGCACCGGCCTGCTGGGCGCCGTGTTCCGTAAAACGGCTGAGGTGCAGTTGCCATCTGGCGTGCAGTACCTGCTGGAGAACGCCAGCGGTGACGGTGCCAGCCTGGAGCAGCTCTCCAAGGAAGCCGTTGGCGAATGCCTGGACACGGGCCGCGGTGGGTTCCTTGCCGACTACCCCAAGTTGGAAGGTGAGAGTGGGCGCCCGCGCACCGCCGCTGAGTCGGCCGGCAAGCAAGCCTGGATACACCACTATCCGGCCCTGAGCATCATCAACTGGCGGGAGAGGGTGATCGAGGGTCGCAAGCACCTGGTGCTGGTGGTTCTGCACGAGATAATCAGCCAGGAAAGCGACGATGGCTTCGAGTTTAAGGAGGTCGACCAGTACCGGGCGTTGATCCTTGAGTCTGGCGTGTACAAGCAGCGCCTGTACCGCGACGAAATCCCGGACGGCGAGGAGAGCATCCCCCGCGACCAGTCCGGCAAGCAGTTCGACCACATCCCGTTCCACTTCTACGGCGCCGAGAACAACGACGCCGCGGTGGACAAGGGGCCGCTGGAGGACATCGCCGACGTCAACATCCTGCATTACGGCAACAGCGCCACAGTGGAGGAAGCCGGTTTCATCAGCTCGCAGCCAACGCTGTTCATGACCAGCAGCATCACTCCCGAGGATTTCGCCAAGTTCAACCCTAACGGCGTGCACATTGGTTCTCGACGCGGTATCAACCTCGGCGCCCAAGGCAGCGCCACCATGCTGCAGGCAAAGGAAACCCAGCTAGCCCTAGAGTTGATGCGCGACAAGCAGGACCAAATGTTGATGATCGGTGCTCGCATCGTCCAGAAGGGAGGCGGCGCAGAGACAGCAGAGGCCGTACGCATCCGCTACAGCTCGGACAACAGCGTGCTGGGCACCATTGCCGGTAACGTCTCAGAAGCGCTGAAGCTGGCCATCTTGGACGCTGAGCGTTTCATGGTCGGCCAACCTGACATAGCCGGGACGGTGTTCTGGCTCAATCAGGAGTTCTTCGACGAGGCCATGGATGCCCAGATGATCCTGGCCCAGGTCCAGCTGTGGCAGCAGGGCATTATCGCGAAGAAGGATCTGCGCACTAACCTGCGCCAGGCCGGCACCATCGAATCAGACCGCACGGACGACGACATCGACGACGACATCGAGGCCCAGCCGCCAGTGACCGGCAACGACATGGGCGGCCAGCCACCAGGTGACGGTAATGAGCAGTGAAGGCTATTTGGCTGACGCAGCCACCCGCCACCAGGTCTACGTCCAGCGGTACGCCGCCGGCAACCTGAAGCGGGTGGCCAAGTTCATCACCAAGGCCATCAACACAGCCAAGGCAGCCGTGCGCGGCGGATTGAGCGCGTACGGCACGCGCAGGTACACCAGCGAGATCGACGCCCTGCAGCGAGATCTTCAGGGCATCTACAGCGACCTCAAAGGGCAAGCCGTGCTTGATCTTGGTGAGTTCGCCGCATACGAGGCGGGATTCAGCGCGCGCATGCTTGGTCAGGTGGTCACCGCACTGGTACAGACGCAGGTGCCGGCGGCAGACCTTGTCGCTGCTGCCGCTCTAGCCGACCCCATGCTGCTCGAAGCAAGGGCAGGGGTGCAGCGCATCAGCATTGCTGGCGCGCTTGACCAGTTCGGCACGGCCAAGTCTGCCCAGATCGTGGGAGAGATCCAGATCGGTTCAGCCCTGGGCGAAACCAGCCAGCAGATCACCCGGCGGCTGACCAGCATGCACCAGTTGCAGCAGGACCAGGCATCGGCGCTGGTGCGCACCATGACGAACCATGTGGCCAGCACAGCGCGGGCTGAGACGTTCAAGGCAAACGAGGACATCCTGGTCGGGAAACGACGCATCGCCACGCTGGACGGGCGCACATCGCCGTTCTGCCGCTCGATCGACAACACGGTGGTGCCATTCAGTGCACCTTCGCCTCCGTTTCACTGGAACTGCCGGACCTCCGAGATACCGGTGCTCAAGCCTGAGTTCGAGCGGGAGATTCCCGGCTCGGTCAGGCCGGCAGTAGGCCCGGATGGTGCTGAGCAGGTATCGAGCAAGACCACCTACCAGCAATGGCTCGCCCGTCAGCCTGCCGCGTTCCAGATCGATGTCCTTGGCCCGGCCCGCTACAAGCTGTTCAGCAAGGGCGAACTGACCCTGGACAAGTTCGTGGACCAAAACGGCAAGCAGATCACGCTGGACGAGCTTAGACAGCTTGAACCGCGCGCCTTCGAGCGTGCAGGACTTTGAACAGCCGGCCATGAGCCGGTTTTTTTACGCCTGCGGCTGAGCCAACGGCAAATCATCCGGGGGATGACATGAAATACCTGATCGACAAAGCAGCATTCGATGCACTCGAGCCAGCCCTGCAGGCGCTGTACAAAGCCCAGGGCGATAACTACGTCCTCGCGGTAGAGGGGCTCCCTCAAAGCGAGGATGTTGAAGGCCTCAAGCGCCAGAACCAGACCCTGCTGGACGAAGCGAAGGAGGCCAAGCGCAAAGCGCGTGAGGCCCAAGAGCAGCTGACCCAGAAAGAGCTGGACGCAGCCAAGGCCCGCGGCGACTACGAGTCGCTGTACGCCAGTAGCGAGCAGACCCTGGCCGCCGAGCGCCAGAAGCTGGCAGACCTGCAGGCCGGCATCGAGAAGCGCGACCTGACCGGTGCGGCCTCCAAGGTCGCGGCGCAGATCGCTGACGGCCCTAACGCAGAGATCCTGGCTGAATTCCTCGAGCGCCGGCTGCGTATTGTCGATGGCCAGGTACGTGTCACCGATGCCAGCGGGAATCTAACCGTCTCCACGCTGGAAGACCTCGGCAAAGAGTTTCAGAAAGAGCCGCGCTACGCCTCCCTTGTGCGCGGCTCGCAGGCCAGTGGCGGCGGGGCTGCCGGTGGCGGGGGTGGCGGGGCCACCAAAACGTGGGACCAACTGAGCGGCATGGAGCGCGTAGAGCTCCGCCGAAATGACCCCGCCGAGCATGCACGCCTCAAGGCAGCGCATGAAGCGGCCCAGAAAAAAGGAAAGTAAGCAATGCCAACCATCCTCTCCGATGTGGTCTTCCGCGACGAGCTGCGCGACTACATGCGCGTGAACACCGTCGAGAAGACCGCGTTCTTCCAGTCCGGCATCCTCACCACCAACAGCGATATGTCCAGCCTGCTGGCCAGCCCGTCCAACACCTTCACCATCCCGTGGTGGGTCGATCTGGACGCGTCCATCGAGTCGAACTACTCGAACGACGTGTACACCGATATCGCTGTGCCGCTGGCGGTGACCAGCGCCGAAATGCAGGCCCGCGCCGCCTACCTCAACGAAGGTTGGGCAGCCATGAGCCTGGTGAAGAACATCACCAACCAAGACCCGCTGGAGTTCGTTGCCAGCCGCCTGACCAACTACTGGCAGCGCGTGGCGCAGCGCCGCACCATCGCCACAGTCGTAGGCATCTACAACGACAACGTGGCCGTCAACGGCGGCGACATGGTGGTGGACGCCGGCGGCCCGATCACCGCTGCTGCTGTCATTCGGGCACGCGCGACCATGGGTGACTACACCCCGCAGATCGTCACCCCGAACGGCAACAAGGCCCTCAGTGTGATCGCCATGCATTCGGCCGTGTACGCCGAAATGTCGATTCTTAACCTGATCGACTTCACCCCGATCGCAGACCAAGTGCCCGAGTTCGGCCGCTATCAGAACATGCTGGTGGTACTCGACGACGGCCTGCCGGTGATCGGCACCGCGCCTGACCAGAAATACCTGTCGATCATCTTTGGCCCTGGCGCCATCGGCTACGCCGAGGAGCAGGACGAGGACGACATGGAGTACGACCGCGAGCCGGCGCGCGGCAACGGCGGCGGTGCCGAAACCCTGTGGACCCGTCGCAACTTCGTTGTTCACCCGCTGGGCTACTCGTTCCTGTCTGCCACCATCACCGGCACCCCAGGCACCACCCGCCCGGTATCGGCGAACTGGTCCGACTTGGCCCTGGCCACCAACTGGCAGCGCAAGTGGGCGCGTAAGCAGGTGCCGCTGGCGTTCATCACTTCCACCCTGGGCTCGTAAGAGAGCCCTTTCGAGGATATCCCCATGGCACTCGCAGAAGACAAGCACATCGACCCGAACAACAAGGCCCGCTGGGGCTTTGGTGGCACGGCTGGAAAAATCACTGTCGGCCCTAAAACTGTCGGCGAAACCGGTGGCGTTGATAGCGTGCGCACCGTGCAGGATAACGAAGGCGCGCATGGCAATGGTGCAGGCACCGATAAGGCCGAAACCGCCAAAGCCAGCAAGTCCAGCGCCAAGTAACACCGGGGCTTCGGCCCCACTCATTCAAGCGGAGGCCTGATGGCTACCTACATCACCGTCGCGGACGCCGACGCCATTCTGGGCCCTAACTGGGCGCCCGACGACAAGAAGGCCATGGCGGTAGCGCAGGCCAATGCATACCTCACCTCGCTCCGTCTGTGTGGCATCGACATGGATGCAGTGCCGGAGGAGGTGAGGCAGGCCGGGGCCCAGCTGGCCCAGGTCGCGGCCACCGGCAAGCTGTACGAGCAGCATACCGAGGGCGTTATGGCCGCCAAGACCGTGAAAGCTGGATCGGTCACGACCAGCCGCACCTATGGCTCGCTAGACCGCACCAGCGCCTCTACCAAGCCTGAGGGCGTCCAGCTCGCTTTGGCCCTGCTGACGCCTTGGCGCGGCAATCCCTACAGCTTCGTCGTAAACCGGGGGTAGCCATGGGTATCCGTGAGGAGGTCCAGCGCGACTTGGCCGAAGCATTCGATACCGACCTGGCGGATGCCGTACAGCCGTTCGCAGGCGGCGTCACGATCCCCGGAGGCTTTGACCCGGTAACGGAAGAGGTTGCGGCGCCCACGATGGTCGCCTACACCGGCCGCGGGGTGTTCGACGGGTTTGACCTCAGCAAGGTAGATGGCGTGAACATCCGCGCCACCGACCAACTGCTGATTGCGCTCACCAACGAAACAGTCGGCGGCGCTCCCGACATCGGGCACAAGATCAACGGCTTCGACGTGATCAATGTTCAGACCGACCCGGCCGGCGCCCATTATGAGATTCAGTTGAGGAAAACGTGATGGCCAAGGGTTGGAGTACGCCGCCGTCGCTGTTCGCGGATGTTGTAGAGGAGCAGGTTACCCAGCGTGTGCGCGTCATTGCGCTGGCCATGCTTAACGAGGTCGTGCTGGGCTCTCCAGTGGACACCGGGAGGTTTCGCGGCAATAACATCGTCAGCATCGGTTCGCCCGTATTCATCCAGACTGATGAAGTGGATCCGACCGGTGCGGCAACCCTCCGCGCAGGAGCCTCTGCGCTGTCCGGCCTGGAGCCGTTCACCACCGTGTACATCCAGAACAACCTGCCGTACGCCGAGGCGCTGGAGAACGGGCACTCTCAGCAGGCCCCCAGCGGAGTCTACGGGCTCGCCTTCATTGGCGTATCCGAGGCCTACAAATGACCTACGAAGAGATCAGGGGGGCGCTTACCGGGCGAATGGTCGCCTTCACTGGGCTGGCTCAGGAGCGCATCGACTATCCGAACCAGCCAACAGTATTCACGCCGCCATCGGATGGTCTGTGGGCGCGGCTCAATATCCAGTACGCCGCCGCCTTCATGGCAGGTATGGCGGACAGGCCTCAGACCCGCAAACCTGGCCAGGTGAGCATCCAGTGCTTCACCCGGTCGCGCACCGGTACGCTGGCCCTCAACCGGCTGGCCGACGCCTTGGAGGCGCACTTCGCCTACTGGCAGTCCGGTGACCTGGAATGCCTAGAAGCTTCACAAGTAGTCGGCGGCGAGTTCGAAGGTTTCTACCATATCAACGTGAACATCCGGTTCCGCGCCGGCTGAGCCAGGCAACACCATCCACCCGCCCTGAGCGGGTTTTTTTATGCCAGCAGATAGGAGACTCACCCATGAGTTCCGGCGCAAAAGTCGTTTCGCACATCATCAAGGAGGTAACGCCCGGCGTTACCCCCACCGGCACCTGGGACACGCTGCGCCTGACCGGCAATGCACTGACCCCGACCGTCAACACTGAGGCCAGCGACGAGATCACCGACACTCGCTTGAGCCAAGGATCGGTGGCCACCAGCATTGATATCGGCGGCGACCTGACGGCGGAGTTCTCGTTCGGCTCGTTCGACCAGCTGCTGGAAGCCGCCTTTTATGGCGTATGGACTGCCGACGTGCTGCGTGTAGGCGATACCCGCAACACCTTCAGCATCGCGAAGGGCTATAACGACGTCGGCGTATACGGCCTGTTCAAGGGCGCCCATGTATCGACCTTTGCGCTCGATATCCCGTCCGAAGGCAAGGTCACGGCCACCTTCAACATGGCCTGCCTCGACTACACCGACGGCGAAGTGCCGATTGTGGTGTCGCCCAATGCCCCGACCACTACACCTTTCCTTTCGAACAACAATGTCGGCACGATCTTGGTCAACGGCCAGTCGCTCGAAGGCGTTGCCTGCGTATCAGCCATGACCATCGCTCTGGACAACAGCCTGCAAACTCAGCGCTGCCTGGGCTCCGAAAGCCTTGGCCCTGGGGCCCACATCGCGACCGAGGCGGCTATCACCGGCAGCATCACCCTGGCCTGGTCCAAGCGTGCTTGGCAGCTGTGGAAGAACACCTTCACCCGTACACCCATCGCCGTGGTGTTCCCGATCACCGACGCTCTGGGCAACAAGTACACCTTTAACTTCCCGGCTGTGGAAGTGGATGGCGAGCTCCCGAACGGCGGCAAGCGCGACCTTATCGAGGTAACGCTCAACTACACCGTTGCCAAGCTCAGCCCGACCATCACCCGCGAAGCGGCTGACCCTACACCGTAAACCTCTTTGACTGCCTCGGCTTGAACGCCGGCCGGGGCGGTCCTTTTATTGGCGTGGCGTTGAGGATTTATTATGGCTCTGCAACTGACCAAGAAAGACCAGGCGCCCGCCGGCGCGCGCTGGGTGGAGTTCGACAAGGACACGAAGGTATTGCTGGCAGGCATCGACAACGCCGAGTACCAGGTCGGCCTGGAGCGCATGCGACGCCGTATCGCGCGCAACGACGCCCGCTTCGAAGAGGGCCAGGTAGGCGTTGTCGCCGGGGAGCTAACCGAGCATCAGAACCACGCAATGCTGCTGGCTCACTTCATCGTCAAGGACTGGTCTGGCGTCCTGGATGCGGACGGAAACCCACTTAAGTACTCCCCGTCAGTGGCCGCACAATTGTTGGACAACAGCATTGAGTTCTTCCTTTTCGTGCTTCGCGGCGGGTCGAGCGTTGCCACTGAAAGCGCCGAAGAGCTGAAAGACACGGTGGGAAAGCCGTTGCCCGATTCGAATGGGAAAAAGAGTGGGCGGGCGGCCAGGCCGAAAAGCGGAGCCTGATCTATAGCCGCCTTGGCTTTGAGCTGCCAGAAGAGCCCCCGAACGACCCTATAACCGCGTACCTGCTGAACACGTTCCGTAACGTAGCTCGAGGCCGGCGGTTTCTGTCCACCATGGCCGGCGCCTTCCCATTGCCATTATCTGCCAGAGAGATATCTGACTGGATCGAATCGCACCCATCGCCGATGACTCGGGACGAGGTGGATGCGGTGATGTTCGCTCTGGATGCGGCTTGCCTTGACGACGACAACGATGATTGACAACCAACATGACGCGGCATGGCCGCAGGAGAGTCCCGTGGAGGTCATGAAGATCGGCGGGTGGGTGATATGAAGACGTTTCCCTGCAAGATTGAATTGGCAGGACCGCACGGCGGGTCAACTATCGACTTTGAGGTTGACTTTGCTATGCGGGGCGCCATTGAGTGGCTGATGCTTGGAGCGCAAAGGGACTTCGCCTATAAGGACGAAAATCCGTGCGTGATCTTTGAGCACTCGGCTGATGTACTGTCTATTCGAATTGATAAAAACTCAGCAATAGATGTCGCAGTGGCTCGCAGAATCAGTTGAATTCGAATAGGTATTCGCTGGTTTTCGAATCCATAATTAGCCTGCCCTTGTGGACGAAGCTCATCCCGAAAATGGCTTGGTATTTTCGACCAGTCTCCATGAGTGGCAAGGCAACAAACCGCGCTTTAAAAACCTTTTCCCCCGTGTTGGTCGTAATTCGCCAAGCTAGGTCATAGTAGTTGGCGTTTTCGACAAAACCGCCTACTCCAGAAGGCGATGTCGTCCCTGCCGGGATAAATCCGAATTTTTCTGCGAAAGTACGATCCATGGCGAAGTGATCGGCGCCAGTATCCACTAGAGCGATTGCCTGACCAGCGTTGATGACTGAGCCGTCTAATAGCGTCTGCTCCAGATACACTTCGACCACTGGGATCTTATCCAGCTCTAAGGGCGCATCCGAAAGGGTGCCGTTTTCATTGAGAAATTTGATTCTCACAACGTTGTCGTCGACTACCGCCCTTGGACGCATGCAGTACCTGCCTGATCGTTACCGAATAAAGTGGCAGGAGGCTACTACTGGCCGATGGTCGGGCGTTACTGGGGATTCGTACAGGCAGCTTTGGCGCTTCCCCTGGATGGTGGTAGATTGCCGCTATCTATAAAGGAGGTGGTTATGTCTGAAGGTTCCGGGACGCTGGCGATAGTGCTTTTTTTCATTGCGGTGATTATTTACTTCTTGCCCTCATTCAACGCCTCCAGCAGGAAGCATCCCAACACATCATCGATTGTCCTCCTCAATCTTTTTCTGGGCTGGACTCTGATTGGATGGGTAGCATCGCTAGTCTGGTCAGCGTCTTCTATCGCAAAGCCTTCGCCTATCGTCACGCCCGTATCGCATGCGGCGCCTGCCGATAGCGGTGATAAGTATCAGCAGATCGAAAAGCTCGGGTCACTAAAAGAGCGCGGCCTTATATCGGAAGATGAGTATCAAAACGAAAAAATAAAGCTACTCAACAGCTAGCCCGAATACGACTCATAGCCCGCTAAATGCGGGCTTTTTATTGCCTGGAGAATAGTCATGACCCAAACATCTCGCCTCGTCCTGGAGATTGACAGCCGGGATGCTGAACAGAAGGCGGCAGATGCGCGCAAAGCGCTTGAGGCTTTAGAGAGCGTTGGATTGCGAGTGAAGCCGGCAATGGACAAGGTCGGCAGCGGTATTGATGGCGCAGGAAGCAGCGCTGAAAGCGCGACCAAGTCATTTTCCAGTCAAAGAGCTGAAATTGAACAGCTTCTTGGAAGAATAAACCCTCTAACCAGGCAATTGGGAGAGTTAGACAGGCAGGAAGTGGAGCTTGCTCGTCACCGAAAAGCAGGAACAATCGACGCCGATACCTTCACTGAGTATCAGCAGAGAATTACCTCAACACGCAACGACCTCACACGCTTCAGCGATTCGCTAACACGCACTGGCAATACGGCCAAGCAGACAGCGGCTGCTTTGCGCGGCGTTCCAGCTCAGTTTACAGATATTGCTGTATCGCTTCAGGGTGGGCAGGCTCCGCTAACCGTTTTCCTTCAGCAAGGCGGGCAATTGAAGGATATGTTTGGCGGGGTAGCACCGGCCGCAAAGGCGCTTGGAGGTTATGTTGCAGGGTTGATAACGCCTTTTACCATCGCTGCGGCGGCAGTGGGAGCGTTCACGCTAGCTGCCTACAAAGGGTACGAGCAGGCGGAGCAGTACAGAAAAGCCTTAACGTTGACAGGTAGCGCAGCTGGAAAGACTTCTGATGACCTAATTGCATTGTCGGGCGCGCTCGCCGGCGGCCGGAACTTCTCAGAAGCAAGTGAGGCTGTACTGGCTCTGGCTGGCAACGGCCGTCTGGTGGGGGAGGCTTTCACCGAGGTTGCCAGAGCAGCTACTGAGCTTTCAGTTGCCACAGGGAAAAGTGCCTCAGACATTGCCGATCAGCTCTCCAGCACAAAAGGCAAAGTAACCGACCTGGCTGTTGAGTACAGCGAGAAATACGGGGTCATCACCAAGGCTGTATTCGAACAGGTGAAGTCGCTTGAAGAGCAAGGCGACAGGATGGGTGCCATTAAAGTCCTGGCCGGAACGCTGGCTGCTGAAATGGGTGCTAGAAACAAGGAGATGATCGAATCTACACGCGGCCTATCGAGGGCGTGGGATGAAGTAAAAAGCAGCATGGGCGGTGCATGGAGCGAGCTTAAAGCGGGTTTGTCGGCAAGCCCTGAGATGTTCAAGCTTCAGCATCTGCAAAGCCAGTTGCAGGACGCTCAGAAAATTGGCGACGCAGCTCTGATATCCGGCCTTGAAAAGCAAGTTGCGCTTGCTCAGCAGATTGTCGACTCAAAAACGCAAGCGGCAGAGAAGACATCTGCAGAGCTTCAGGAAAGAAAGGCGCTGGTTTCCGCCGATCAAAAGTGGCTTGAGTTATCAAAAAAGGAAATGTCAGATCAGGCCAAGCTTGCAAAGGATATAGCTGATGCCAGAAAGCTCGGTGTTGAGGCTGGTCGGTCGCAGGCAGAGATAGATAAGGTCGTAGGAGAAATTCAGTCTAAATACGATAAAAAGCAGGCCAAACCGAAAGCTATCACTGAAGACGCTGGCCAAAAAATGCTGGACCAGGCGCGGCAGCAGTACGCGGTTCTCCAGCAGCAGAATAGTTTGCTCGGCCAGCAGGGCGAGGGCTCCAAGGCTCTGGGCACCGAGGCCAAGCGTCTACTGGAGCTTGAGCAGCAGATTGCCGACCTGAAGGAAAAGAAAACGCTCACTGCCGCGCAAAAGCAGATTCTGGCGATGGCCGACCTGAATATCGCTCAGCAAAAGCAAAACGCAGCGCTGGAGCGGGAGAACCAGCTCAAAAAGATCTCCACCGAGCAAACCCAAAAGCTGCTGGCCTTCCAGGAAAACCTGAACTCCCAGCTAACGCTGGCACAGAGCGGGCTTGATCAAAAGCTTGCAGGTGCTGGCTTGGGTGATAAGGCTCTCCAGCGATTGCAGGAGCAGCAGCAGATCCAGCAGTCCTACCAGTCGCAAATGGACAGGCTGACCTACGACTACAACAAAAGCGACAAGACCACCGGTACTACGGATCTGTACAACAAGGAGACGGAAGCGCTGCGTGCCGCACTCCAGCAGCGCTTGACGATGCAGCAGGGGTATTACGCCGCAGTCGATCAAGCGCAGTCGGACTGGTCGCTTGGTGCCTCATCAGCGCTCCAGACGTATGCAGAGCAGGCCAATGACGTGGCCGGCCAAACCCGCAACCTATTCACCAACGCTTTCGGCAACATGGAAGATGCCGTGGTCAACTTCGTGAAGACCGGCAAGCTGTCCTTCAAGGACTTTGCCGACCAGGTCATCGCCGACCTGATCCGCATCCAGGTGCGCCAGGCTGCGGCGGGCTTCCTGAACATGGCGATCAGTACAGGGATGCAACTGTACGGCGGCGGCGCCAACGGATTCGCTGCAGGTAGCGCGGCTGCTACTTCCTCTAGGCTGGGCGCATCGGCTGCGGGCTACTCGTCCGCGTACGGGTTCTCCAGCGGCGGGTACACCGGCCCAGGCGGCGTAAACGAGCCGGCGGGCATCGTCCACAAGGGCGAGGTGGTGTGGTCCCAGGACGACATCAAGCGCGCTGGCGGGGTGCAGGCGGTTGAAGGGCTGCGCAACGGCAATGTCTCGCCGTCCAGGGCAGCCACCTCTGCGCAGTCGAGCTCGACGCGATCGGATGCACAGGGCTCCCAAGGGATGCCGCCAATCCAGCAAATCATCACCGTCGAAGGCTCGGCCGACGAAGCCACCCTGGCTCGCATTCAACAGGCTGCGCGACAGGGCGCTATCGACGGCTACAACCTTGTCCTCCGGGACTTTAAACAGAACGGCCCAGCGCGGCGCATGCTGCGGGCCTGATGGGAGGCGTTATGAAGAAAGTGCCTGAGAATTCGGAGCAGAATCTGCTCAGTGCGATTCGGGAAGCGGCGCGGCAGGGCGCCATGGATGGCTATGCCCTTGTCCTCGAAGAAATCCAGAAAAAGCAACCGACGCGGTGATCTCCGCGCCGCCATGACCAGCCCCAGGAGAACACCGCATGGCACTTGCATGGCCGGCATCCCTGCCCGTGTCAGAAATGACGTGGGGCATCGTCAACAACAGCCGGGCATTCACTTCCTCGCTGTCCAACGCACAGCAGATCGTCGGCCACCCAGGCGCGTACTGGCAGTGCACGCTGACGTTCGGCCTGCTCACCCGGATTCAGGAGCGTCAGCTATCGGCATTCCTAGGTGAGCTTGATGGGATGTTCGGCACGTTCAATATGCCGGCGCTTACTAGGCGTCGGACGGATAACGTCGGCAGTCTCACCGTGCTAGCAGGTTCAGCACAATCCCGGTCCCTTCAGGTGGCAGGCGCCAAGGCAGGAGTTAAAGTGTTCTCCCCTGGCGACTACCTGACTATCGCGGGCGAGATGTTTGAGGTGGTCCGGGATGTAGTAGCCAATGCCCAAGGCCAAGCTACGGTGCCGCTTAATAAGCGGATTCGGCGAGCGCTCAAGTCTGGCGCTGCCATCGAATACCTAAACCCCTATTCGGAAATGCGCCTGAGCCAGGACACATGGGCCATGAGCGTGCGCCAAGCGGTGGCCAGCGGCAACTACCAGTTCAGGGAGGCCTTCTGATGCCGTCGTCATTCCCATTCAGCCAGCGGGTGGTGGACATCATCGCAACCGGCCGCTTCATGACCGTGTACGCCTGTCAGCTCGACTTCGCCGACGGCCCGGTCTACGCCCACACCGGCACCGGCGATCTGGTCATCGACGGTATTACTTACCTGGGCGTGGGCCAGTTCGGCGAGGTAGGTCAGTCGCAGGAGAGTGACAACTCAGGCTCACCCATGTCGGTAGACCTGAGGCTCAACGGCCTAGACGCATACATCATCACCGAAACGAACATCCGGGGCTGCCGCGGCCGCTCCGGCAAGCTGCTGTTCGTGGTTTTCGATGAAGAGGGTAACTATGCCGTCGACATCCTGTTCTCCGGCCGGATGGATGCGGCGTCGTTTTCCTATGCGGGCAACGGTGAGGACGGCAACAGCATAACCGTGCCTATCGTGGATCGCATGGCCGAGTGGAGCCGCACCGGTACCGAGCGCTTCACTGACGAGAATCATCGTGCACGCCACCAGGGAGACCGGTTTTTCTACGCCGTCGCCCAACTGTCCGAGTGGCCCATCTACTGGGGGTCGAGCAAGGACGCCCCGACCTTTGCCTATGAGAAATAGCTATGCGCCACAGAGATTGGACGATACGTCTCAGTGAAGTGATCAAGGCCGCCAGAGAGCGGCCTTTTTCATGGGGCGAGTTTGACTGCTGCCTGTTTGCAGCGGATTGCGCTGTTGCGGTGTGCGGAACCGACCCCGCTCAAGCATACCGGGGCACCTACAAAACTGAAGCCGGTGCAAAGCGGGCTTTGCGGAAGATTCACGGCAGCCTGGAGGCAGCCTGGGATGCCTGTTTTGTCCGGGTGTCCCCTGCGTTCATCCAGCGCGGAGACATCGCGATGTATGAGGCACCAGGTGGCAAGTCCATGGCGGTCTTCTGGGCGAACGAATTTTGGGCCACGACCGAAGATGGCGTGCACCGCGTGGTATGTGAGCCGACAGCTGTTTGGAGGGTGGAATAGATGAGCGGTGGCGTAAAGAAACTTGCTCAGGTTGTCGTCGGCGCCGTCATTGGCTTCGTTCAGGGTGGACCCGTAGGTGCAGTGATCGGAGCGGGCCTAGCATTCTACGCAGCTGAGCAACAGGAAAAGCTCAACACGAAGTCGCCGCTGCGCGACAACGAACCGTCTGCTCAAACCGTTCGTTCTTCCAAGGCGCCTGTTCGGTTCATCCTCGGGCGCGTCAGCACTGGCGGGGTCCTGGTCTGGGCCCAGGAGGAGCGCGGGGCGCAAACGACCGGCGAATGGCTGCACCTGGTATATGTGCTCTGTGAAGGCGCCATTGATGAGCTGGAGTACATCTACCTCGGTGAAGAGCTCATCGGCAGCTATGGTGCAGATGCCTCGTATGAGTTGGTCGTCAATCCGACCCAGGTGAACACTTTCCTCAAGGAAAACTGCCCTGATTGGAAAGACACACAAATCGGCCGCGGGCTGTCGTACGTACGGATCTCCCTGCGTTACAGCGCAGAAAAATTCCCATCCGGCATTCCCGATGCGCGCTTTGTCGTGCGCGGGCGAAATGACATTTTTGATCCCCGGACGGGCAGATCCGGCTGGACCGAGAACACGGCTCTGCACCTGCTGTGGTTTCTCCGCACGCGATGCGGGGTGCCTGATGATGAGATCGTGTTTGAGACATTCGCGAGCGGTGCCAACGTCTGTAATGAGTCGGTGCAAAACCCGGACGGAAGCTCAAGCTCTCGATACCGTAGCGGCTGCGTGATCGGCGCCGATGAGCAGCGCACCAACGTATTGCAGAAGCTCGAGGCGGCCTGTGCGGGCAAGCTGATTAGAGTCGGCGGCCGCTGGATGTTTCAGGCAGGAGCCTATTACGGGCCGTATGACTTCGAGATCACCGAAGACATGGTGATTGGGACAATCACCGGCAACACCGAAGCGACCAATGACGCCGCCATCAACACGATCCGCGGCACGTTCATTGACCCCCAGCAGTCCTGGACCGAGACCGACTATCCCGAGGTCGCTGTTGCTCAGTGGGTTGAGGAAGACGGGGGCGAGGCAGCGGAAACGCTGTCATTCTCCTATGTCAGCGACCCATATCAGGCCCAGCGCTTGGCAAACATCGAGCTCCGTCGGCGTCGGTCGGGTGGCGCGCTGAATATCCCGCTCAACTTGGCTGGCTACAACTGCCGGCCTGGTCGGGCTGTGCGCGTTAACTTGCCATCGCTGAACATCCTCGGCGAGTTCATGGTTACCAACTGGTCCATGGGTACCAGCGAGGGCTGTACGGCGTCGGTGCAGGCCTATGAGGCTGCCATCTTTGATGACGCCGTTGGCAAACCCTACAACCCTATCGGCTTTATCAAGCTGCCCGCAGGCGGTCTGGGGAGCCCAACGAATCTCCGCTGGGATGTAGAGGACGCAGCAGAGATAAGTCAGGGCGTGTTGAGCTGGGATCGGCCTGCAGGGATCGTTTCGGGCTTTGCTGTAACTGTGCGACAAGCGGGCGCCGCGGTGCAGGCGCTGCAAGTGCCGGAGACCACGACTCGGATGCCGATCTCTGGCCTGACATCCGGCAGCTATACCATGGGCGTCGCTGCCTTGGGCCCGCTCGCACGCTCAGGCGAAGCGACCATCACGGTTGATGTGAATGGCCCGCCAATGCCTGAAACCTGCGCTGTGCAGGCGACGATCGATACGATCACTCTTATCCCCGGCAACACGCTGCACGGCCTCAACGGCGGCACCTATGAATATTTCTGGTCTCCAGATCCAGCTGCCACGCAGGGCGAGTTCCTCGGTCGAGGGCTGAGCATCACCCACACCGGCCTGTCGTTCGCCAAGAGCTATGCCTACTTCGTCCGCTCCAAGAATGCCTACGGAGTAAGTGCCTTCCTCAAGGTTGTCGCAGCGACCTCTATGGATGTTGGAGCCATCCTGGAAGGCATCAAGGGCAAGATCACCGAGAGCGAGCTGGGCAAGGAGCTCACCAGCAAGATCGAAAAGATCGCGCTTATCGATGGCAACGGCCCGGGCTCGGTCAACGAGCGGATAGGCACGGCCAAGACTGAGCTGGCCAAGCAGATCAGCGACGTGAACAACGCCCTTGGCACTGTGAAGGGCAACCTCGAGCAGCAGATTACTGCCGTGAGCGCGGACGTTTCGGCTGCCAAGACCGAGCTGCAGCAGCAGATCGCCAACGTCTCGGCCCTGGCCGGCTCTCTGCCATACCGCAAGGACAAGGCCTACAGCGTGGGCCAAAGCGCCCTGGGCAGCGATGGCAAGTTGTACCAGGCCCTGAAAGCGGTGCCGCTGAACACGCCACCGCCGAACGCCACTTATTGGACCGATGTTGGCCAAGCGGTGGTGACTGCCAACGGCATGGCCGCACGCGTGTCGAAGGTCGAGACTGATGTATCGACGCTGGATGGCAAGGTCACTGCCCAGGCATCTCAGATCAGCGGGATGCAATCGAGCCTGACCACCACCAATGGCAACGTCTCGGCTGCCCAGCAGGCTGCTCAGGATGCGGCCACGCTGGCGGGCGGGAAGGGCAAGGTCATTGTTCAATCGGCAGCGCCTGCCGTCGCCGACCGCCTGGCCCAGAACCTTTGGATCGACACCACCGGCAACGCCAACACTCCTAAACGCTGGAGCGGCTCGGCGTGGTTGGCGGTGACCGACAAGGTGGCCACCGATGCAGCAACTGCTGCCCAGTCGGCGCTCAGCCAGGTAACTTTGAAGGCCGACGCGAGCGTGGTGAGTAGCTTGAGCACCCGCGTCAGCGATGCCGAGGGCAAGCTCACGTCGCAAGTCACCCGCATGGATGGCATGCAGACCAGCATCGATGGCAAGGCCAGTTCGCAGGCGCTGCAGCAGGTCACAAGCCGCGTGACGGCGACAGAAGACAAGGACAAGGCCCAAGATCAGCTGATCAGCTCGCAAAGCCAGGCGCTCACTTCGCTCACTGACAGCGTAAGCAAGAAGGCCGAAGCCTCCACTGTCACGCAGCTAGCCAATGACGTTAAAGCTCAGGGCAATACGCTGTCGGCGCAAGGCTCCTCGCTAACCAAGATCGAGACGAGCCTGCCATCTATCAGTGGCGAGAACCTGTTGGCCAACAGCTCGTTCGAGGAGGTCATCGCTGATGGCACTCGGCCTCGGCACTGGGCAATATCGGGCGCCGCTGCGCGGGCCTTCGTGCCTTCACCTTTGACCAGCAGCCTCAATGCCTTGCGCATCAGCGCAACCGTCGGCGCCGGAAGCTACATCGAGGTGGTGTCGAGTCCGGCCGATGGTCGCGCACGAGTCAAAGTTACGGCCGGGGTGACCTATACGCTGAGCGTCTATGCGCGTGGATCAGGAGCGCCAGGCTTCTTGCGGATGTATCTGCAGTTTCTTGACGCTGCTGGCGCAGTGCTCTCGGCGCCTGCCACCTCTGACAAGCCGGTGCTGGGCGAGAGCTTCGCACGTTACACGCTAACCGCCACGGCGCCGGCCAACGCCACGCAGGTCAACGTGTACGCTTGCCGCCTGTTCAACGATTCGAGCGCTGCCGCCACCATCTGGGCAGAGGTCGACAACGTGCAGTTGCAGGAAGGTACGGTGGCCACGGCCTATCAGCCGTCGATACTGGCAGCGGCTGACGCATCCGCCGAGGCCGTTACCAGCTTAGGCGCTCGTGTCGAGAAAAACGAGCAAGGCCTGAAGTCTTCGGGCGAGCAGGTGACCAAGCTCACCAACAGCCTGGCAATCACCGACGGCAACGTGGCAACCGCTCAGCAGGCGGCCCAAGCTGCATCAACCCTGGCCGGCAGCAAAGGCAAGGTTTTGGTGCAGCCCTCGGCGCCGGCAACCACCGACCAGGTCGCGCAGAACCTGTGGATCGACACCACTGGCAACGCCAATACGCCGAAGCGCTGGAACGGCAGCGCCTGGCTGGCGGTGACCGACAAGGTGGCCACCGATGCAGCAGCCGCTGCACAAACCGCACTGAACCAGCTGGGCGGTAAGGCTGACGCCAGCGCGCTGGCCAGCCTGGGAAGCACGGTCGAGCAGCATGGCAAGGACATCACTGCTGCCGGGCAGTCGATCACTCGCATCGACGCTTCGATCGCCTCGTCGGGCTCGGAGAACCTGCTGTTCAACCCATCGTTCGACGTCGCGTCTGCCGCCAACGCCAATATCGCCGCTGGCTGGTATTGGAGGTACACCGCCGGGGTGGTGGTGGCGCCCACCCTGCGTAACTCCGACCTGGGTGCCGAGGGCAAATGCCAGCGACTTGACGTCTCCGGCCTGACAGCCGGATCAGGGGCGACCTATGTGGACTTCGCACCGGTTGCTGAACGGCAGCCGCCAGCGTTCGAAGGGAAGGCGTACACCGCTTCGGTTTACGTGCGCGGCAACACGGGTCTGCTATTGCAGCTCTACCTGCAGTTCAAGGATGCCGCTGGCAGTACGCTCAGCACCAACGGGCCAAGCAACCTGGTGCTCAACCCTACATATCAGCGCCCATTACTGGTTTCGGCACTCGCTCCCGCCGGATCCGTGCGAGTCGACGTGCTTTATCGGATCCGCTCCAACGCGGGATCGACGCTCACCGCAGGGTTCGTCGATTTCGACATGGCGCAGCTAGAGCAGGGTAATACCCTGACCGGCTGGCGCGATAACGGAAAAGCCAATGCTGACAGCATTGCCGCCAACGCACTGGCTACCACAGCGCTCACTGGTCGAGTCGAAAAAAATGAGCAAGGGCTGACCAGCGCCTCAAGCTCAATCGCTCAGCTTGAAAACAGCATTGGCGATGTAGGTGGTGAAAACCTTTTCTACAATCCGGCAATGACCAAATTCGCAGGCTTGAACGGTACGGCTGAGGGCTGGCAGGTCACAGGTTCTGTGAGTTCAATCGACACGCTCATCCCGTCGTGGCTCAATTCTGGGGAAAAATCACAGAGGATTGAGGTGCCTTCTGGGCTTACAACGTCCGGAACCTCGCCAACCGGCTACAAGTCGTTGCTACCAGCCTCCAGCGGAGCAGTGATAAAGCGTCCAAAGGTCGCAGAGGGGGAGGTGTTTACGGCCTCTGCTTACATGCGCGGTACAGCAGGTTTAGCGTGTCGGATCTATCTGCAGTGGCTGAATGCCTCGGGAGTAGCAATCAGTGCGCCAGCCGGTGCATTGGCGTCGTTGACTCCGTCATCAATGCGTATCGAATACTCTGGGGTAGCTCCTGCCGGGGCGGTTGAGTGCAACGTCTACTACCGCGTGTTCAGCGCAACCGGCGCGGTCAGCAGCGGTTTCATAGAGATAGCGCGTCCCCAGATGGAACACGGTGCCCGCGCCACAGGATGGTCGGATAACGGGCAAGTGCTAGGTGCCGATGTTTCGTCCAACAGTAAGGCAATCGACGGTCTCAACTCCAGCGTTGAGCAGCAAGGTGCGGCAATAACGGCAGTAGCCGGCAGAACTACTCAGCTGGAGACCAGCGTCAACAGCCCCGTCAACGGCCTTGCCACCAGAGCGTCCGCTTCCGCTGTGGAGGCTATCTCAGGCCGGGTGTCTGCAACGGAAAACAGCCTCACGTCACAATCGGGCCAATTGGTTGATCTACGCAATAACCTTGCAACTGTGACCAGTGGGCTCGGTGCAGCTGGCCTGGATCCTGCACCCGGAGGGCTTTGGCATTTCGATGGGGCTTTGGATGTGTGGTATGGCAAAGGTGCGAATATCACGCTCGGCGCTGGTTTCTTGACCATCAGTTCTACAAGCAATGACCCGCAACTCATAAGCGCGGCCGGTCTCGCCATCGAGGGCAATGCTTACACGCGCATTCGTGTCGCAATAACTCGACGTGGCGGCTCGGGATGGGATGGGCAGCTGTTCTACTCGACTAAAGACCATGGTTTTGCTGGCAGCTACCGCAAGGTCATCGCCAATCCAGCGCTGGCCGTGGGCGCTAGCACCATCCTTGAATGGGACATGGCAAACCTGACATCAGGGGGGGGTGACTGGACCAGCAGTGTCATCGACCAGGTCCGTATCGACTTCGGCAGTATGCCGAGCGATGTGTTCGAGGTGGACTGGATTGCGATTGGTCGTGCCGCACCATCAGCCTCCAGCCGCGCGTTGTCGTCGCTGGATTCCAAGGTGACACAGCAGGGAGACAAGATCGAGTCCGAGGCCAAGCGCACAGACGGGCTGTACACGTCCGTGGGCAATGCCAACGCTGCCATTCAGGACGAAGCCAAAACCCGTACCAATGCCGACTCGGCGCTGAGCACGCGCATCACCACCGCTCAGGCGAAGGCTGATGATGCTCTCGCAGCAGCCCAGAGCGAGGTCACGGCGCGAGCCGACGCCGACACCGCCTTGGGCAAGCGCGTTGACACTGTTCAGAGCAACCTGGGCAGCACCAACGCGTCAGTGCAGCAGATCAGCACGGCGCAAACCAGTTTGAACAACAAGGTCAACGCCTCGTACTCGGTGCGGCTCCAGGTAACAGCTGGTGGGCAATACGTGGCTGCCGGGTTTGGCTTGGGGGCGGATAACAGCAGTGGAGTGCTGCAGTCGGTCTTCGCTGTGATGGCGGATCGGTTCGCCGTGCTCAATCCGAGCGGGAACGGCTTTGTGAGCCCATTTGCCATTCAGAATGGGCAGGTGTTCTTGAACGAAGCCTTTATCTCAACCGCGACGATTCAGAGAGCAATTGTAGGTAACTCCATAAACTCGTCGGAGCTTGCAAATAATGGAGTTCCAATTATGCGCATGGACTTCGCTAGTGGGACGATAATCATGCAGAACAAAGCGGCGTCAGCCTATACGGTGTTCAACCGTAGCGGAATCGATATGGTTATCAACGGTGTTCGGCGCATTCGTATGGGTGAGTGGTAAAAGCTATGGCAACCGGTCTTGAAGTATATGGCGCAGACGGTCGACTACTCGTCAACATGACGATGTCGATCAGTCAGCACCAAGGGGATGTTGTCACAAATGCAACGGGCGGGGCGATAACCCTGCCCGGTATTCCAGCGGGTAAGCGGCGTTTCTATATCGTCGTGCCGCTGGTGGACACACAGCAATGGAAGGGCAAGAAACCGGGCGTGACGATCTCAGGCAATACGCTGTCCTGGCAATACCAGCACTCAACTTGGTTCGGTCAGTTCAGCGCGAATTGCAGGATCTACTATGGCTACTATTAGGAGGTGAGATGCCTGTCGGATTTCAGGTGTTCAAAGAAGACGGCACGCTCCTTTTTGATATCGACCGAATTTCCTACGGCTTGTTGAAAAGTGGATATTTGGACTTGGTGGACAGGTGGGGGCGTTATACTTTGCGATCTCTCAACCTGCCGCCAAATGAAGAAGGTAGTTATTCATACACGCGCCTGATTGATCCCATATGCGGAATCACTGTCACCGGTGCTGTCTCGCCGATCGTTTTCCTTGTGGGCGATGGCAAGCCCTGTGGTGAATCGGTTAGCGGCAATGTCCGAACGCTGTACTTCAAAGGATGCAGCCCGAATACCAAGGCCTATATCTTCGACCTGATGCGCGACGTGGGCGAGAGGACGGGCATGGAGTGCTATGACGCGGCTGGCCGGATCAGTTTTACAACCGGAATGCCGCCGCTAAACATCATCGCGGCTGTGGATCCTCCTCCAATCAACGCACCGGCCTATCCCGGCTCAGACCTGCGATTCACTCCCTATTCCGGTGGCGGCAATGAGGCTTCAGGTAGGGAATGGGCAAACACTGACTACCCACAGCCTAAAGGAGCTGTGTTTGTTCCAGTAGCGTCTGGTGAGCTTGCAGCCTACCTGACGTTCTCCAGGATCTGCATGCTGGCTGAAGGATACACATTAGGAGAAGGCGCAAGCGTTAGCGCGAACGAGGGATGTGGCGGCGCCTCTGGTGGCGTCAGATTTTTCTTCAGCCCTGCCGTTGCAACTATCTCCCAACACAGCGGTGCACGAGACACAACTTGGTCAGATATTCCGACTGACCGCCAACCTCAAGCGCTCGTTATTCGAGCGAGCGACTACCCATTCCCATTTAGATAACCAAAGAGGAAATACCCATGCCTTATGTAGCTATCAACCTAGCCAACGACTATGACGCGGCCAACAAAACCCGCTATGCCACTCAGGAAGAGGCCGACGCTCGCGCTCGCGAGATCCTGAACCAGTTCCCGACCGCGCAGGTTTGTGTGGCTCAGGTGCTGAAGGACTACAGCGCCAAAGTATCGATCACTGCGAAGGAGCCTGCAGCCGCGCCGGAGCCGGAAGCCCCAGCCGCTTAATCGGCCTCGTTCAACTCCAGCCCGCCCAGCGCGGGCTTTTTTTCGCCTGGAGAAAAGCATGTCCACACCTCGCGGCATCCGCAACCGAAACCCCGGCAACATCGACTACAACCCCCGCAACGACTGGCAAGGCCAGATCGGCAAGGAGCCGGGCGGCCGGTTCGCCATATTCGACACGCCAGAGAACGGGATCCGCGCCTTGGGCAAGCTGCTGATCAACTACCGGGGCAAGGACGGCATGCCTGGCGTCGGCGGGAAGGGCATCGACACCGTGCTCGAAACGATAAACCGCTGGGCGCCGAGCAACGAGAACGATACCCAGGCCTATGCCTCGGCGGTGGCCAAGCGCATCGGCGTGCGGCCAACTGACGTGATCAACATTAAGGACCAGGCCACACTGCGCGGCATGGTCGTCAGCATCATCATCCATGAGAACGGCAGCAACCCGTATTCGTCCGCGATCATCGATGAAGGCGTACGGCGGGCGCTGGCATGAACTGGCTGGCCGCTGTGCCTGCCTGGTGCTGGTGGCTTATCGCTTTGGTTCTGGTAGCCGGCGGCCAGCAATACCGGGTCGTGGTCGCCCAAGGCGATACGTCTGATGCCCGCACTGAACTTGCCGACTACCGCCTGGAGGTCGCCGAGAACAACCGGCGCGCTGCCGCCCAGGCCCGCGCCGAAGAACAACGTCGCCAGAAAGCGGCAGACGAGGAGGGTGAGCATGCACGCAAGAAACTGGAGGAGGTCACTGGCCGCGCCACTGCTGCTGAGTCTGCTGCTGTCGGGCTGCGCGGGGAAATCGACAGATTGCGCGCCGGCCGATCTGCAACCTGCGGTGCCATCGCTGCCCAGCAGCGCCAGGCAGGAACCTCTGCCGTCGTGGTGCTCGGGGGACTGCTTGAAGAGTCTGACCGAATGGCGGGAAGCCTCGCGACAGCGCTTGAGCGAAGCCGAGTAGCGGGGCTGGCGTGCGAGTCTGTCTATAATGCCCTGACCGAATAAGGGTATCCCCGATGGACAAGGATGAATTTGCCGCTGCCGTTGAGGCAGGCGAACCGCTGATCGCGCAGTCGATGGAAGCTCTCAAGCGGTACTGGGAGGCGAGGGACTATGGTGCGCCAGCCGAAGAATTAGAGCGTCTGCGGCTCCATTCCGAGTCCTTGGCCCAGGCGGTTTCCGACTACCAGCTTCGCACCGTCGCTAAGCTGATGGGCAGCAAACTGCCCCCTATGCACTAGCGCATCCCGCTTGTCGGCAGTTGCCGGCCCTATCGCAGGCCACTACCATACTGTTCATTTATACAGTATGGAGGCTCCGCCAATGAACACCGCTCTTGACTTCGAAATCGACGACCTTCCGCTCCTCAGCTTGGACGACCTGATGCAAATCCGCGCGCCATGGACATACCTGGTCAAGATAGAGGGCGAGAGCATGCAGGGTATCGGGATGTACTCCGGCGACCTGCTGGTCGTAGATCGAAGCGTCGAGGCCAAGCACGGCGACATCGTGATAGCGGCGGTGAACGGCGAGCCGACCTGCAAGCGTATGTGCCGTGAGCACGGTGTGCTGGTTTTGAGGTCGGAGAACCCCAAGTATCCGTCGCGGTACATCATGGAGGGCGATACGTTCGAGGTGTGGGGTGTGGTCCGTTTCAGCGTAAGGGACCATGATCGACGATAA